GGCCAACCGCGCACGCGGAGCCGGACAGCCTGCCAACCACCACGTTGTGAGAACTGTTGTGGAGATTATGGAAGAAGCACCGGCAGCCAATCCTGTGGCTGACGAACCTGTCAATCTGGACGCGGCGCGCAATTACGAGCGCGCGGTGGCGGCAGAAACAGGCTCCCAAGCGCAGGAAGCTCAAACCCCCGCCGGGGGCGAAAGTGACGATCTGGACCAGTTGACGAAGGAAGCTTTGGGCGAACCCGAAGCCAATCCCGAGTTCATCGAAGTCGAGATCGATGGGAAAACCTACAAGGTCTTGGCGGCAGACGGCCAGCCAGTTGACCCGGACCTGAAGTTCGGGGCGCTGCGCGATGCTGACTATCGCCAGAAGACGATGGCGCTTTCGGATGAAAAAAAGGCGGTCCAGCAGGAGCGAGAGGTCTTCAAGGCGCTCGCTAACCTAAAGGGCGATGCCGCAATGCGGGCAACGAACCTACAGGCGCTTGATGCGCAGATCAGGCAGTTGTCCAGCATCTCTATCGATGACCTTGTGCAGCAGGGTTACACCGACGCCGATATTGCACAGGCGCAAGCCCATCTGAATCAGCTTCAACAGAACCGCCAGAACCTTGCACATCAGGTTGGCCGCGACATTCACGTCATGCGTGAGGTCGAAGGCAAGCAGCTTGAACAGGCACGCATGGCGGCGCGCAAGGAAGCGGCGATTCAAGACAAGGCGCTGACGCCGGAACGCATAGAGGCCCTGGAGCAGTTCGCGGAAACCGTGGGCTTCGACAAGGGCGCTGTGCAGAGCATTTCAACGGCCACGGAATACCAAGTCCTGCATTGGGCCAAGATCGGAAAAGAGTTCATCGAGCGCCAGCGCAACGCAGCCAATTTGAAGGCTGCCGCTGCTGGCAATCCGGCCAGGACACTAGGCGGCGTGAAGGCGGGCGGCAAATCCCCTGAGGATATGTCGGTCGAGGAATACGCTGCGTGGAGGCAGGCCGGGAACGGCTAATCCGGGGACTTTTCGCGTCGTGAGACGCCGCCCCTCCCTTAGAAGGAATTTTCAAAATGGCCAATTCGGTCCTTACTATTGACGTGATTGCCAAGGAGGCAGTCACCATTCTCGACAACCAGCTGGTGATGGCCAAGAAGGTCTATCGCGGTCTCGAATCCGAGTTCGGCGATGCCAAGAACGGCTTTCAGGCCGGCGATACCGTTTCGATGCGCCGTCCCACTGACTTCACCGTTCGCGATGGGGCTACGGCATCCAATCAGGACATCACCGAAGGGTCGGTTTCGATCACGGTGGACAAGCAGAAGGGCATCGACTTCGGCTTCACGTCGAAGGAACTGACCCTTTCGATTGGCGAACTGTCGGAGCGGGTCATCAAGCCTGCGATGGTGCAGCTTGCGAACCAGATCGATGCCGATCTGCACGCGCTTTACAAGTATGTCCCCAACTGGGTCGGCACTGCCGGTCAGACGATCAACGCCTATAGCGACTTCGCCAAGGCCCCCGAGCGTCTGGACGAATATGCGGTCCCGACCGATGGCCGCTGCGCGCTTCTGTCGCCTGCCGACCACTGGGGCCTGCTTGGCTCGCAAACCGCCCTGTATATCCAGGACGCGGCTAAGGGTGCTTACCGCAACGGTTCGCTCGGCATGATCGGCGGCGTTGACACCTACATGTCGCAGAACGTGCCGACCCACACGGTTGGTTCGGACGTGACCACGGTGACGGTCAACCAGGCGCTCACCACTTCGACCACGACCTACGCATCGGTCAAGACCACGATGCAGCAGACCATCACGATTGCGGGTGGCACGCTGAACGCGGGCGACGTGTTCACGATTGCCGATGTCAACGCGGTCAACCCGGTGACGAAGGCGAACCTTGGCTTTGCCAAGCAGTTCACCGTGATCAGCTATTCGTCGAATACGCTGGTGTTTTACCCGGCGATGATCTGGACCGGCGCGTTCAAGAACGTGGCGGTCACGACCGGCGTCACCGATCTGAACACCAAGGCCATCACCGTGGTGGGCACGGCGGGCACGTCCTATCGTCAGAACATGGTGTTCCACAAGAACGCCTTCGCGCTGGCGATGGTCCCGCTGATCTCGCCTCCGGGTGCGCCCGAGGTTTCGCGCCAGTCCTACAAGGGAACCAGCGTTCGCTTGATCCCGACCTATGACGGCACGAATGATCGGTCAAACTTCCGTCTCGACTGCCTTTACGGTGTCGCGGCGATTGACCCGCGCCTGGCGGTCCGCGTTTCCGGCACCTGATGAAACTGGCGGGGGCTTCGGTTCCCGCCTTTTCCTTTTTGGAGTTTTGAAAAATGGCTAATTATGTAGACCCCTATCTCGATGGCAGCGCCATCGTGAGCCTTACCGACAGCACGACCGGCACTGTCTCCAACACGCTCGACGACACCACCGCCGGGCAGAAGGACGATGTTGCCTCGCTGGCTGCGAAGATCAATGAGATCATCGCTGTGCTGCGCGCCAAGGGCGTTATCTCGACGTAATGGGGCGGCGGGGTTTCGGCCCCGCCCCTTATTAGGGGGCTGCGATGGCGACCTATTCCACCCTGAAAGCCCGGATCATCACCGAGACCCATCGCAGCGACCTGTCTACCGACTTCGCGACAGTGCTTGACCAGCACGTTGCCGACGCGGTGGCGGAATTTGCGCACGAGCGGTTCTATTTCAACACGGTGCGCACGACCGCGAACACGGTGGCATCGACGGCGACGGTTGCGCTACCGGCGGGCGTCCTGATCGCTGACCGGGTGTTCTATGACGGGGAATTGCGCAAGGTTGCGCTGACCGATGTTCCCGAAGAACAATCGGAAGGCGTGCCAACCGCGTGGGCAGACTATGCCAGCGGCATATGGCTCGATCCGATCCCCGACGCGATCTATGCGCTGACGATAGTGGGGCTGTCCAATGTCGCGGCCCCTTCGGCGGGTTCTGACGACAATATCTGGACGAACCAGGCGGCAAAGCTGATCGGCAAGCAGGTGCAGGCCACGCTGTTCCGCGACGTGTTCCGCGACACCGAGCAGGCGGCGGTGGCGTTCGGCGCGGCGCAGATGGAATTGAAGCGTCTGAAGCGGGAATCCACCCGCCGTGCAAAAGCCCCGATGACGGTTGATAGGGCGCTCTATACGCCGATGAGCGGCTAAATGGCGGCGATCTTCGACAAGGGGCTGAACCCCGCCACCGCAGCCAGCATCGTTCGCGAAATTACAAGGGTGGACCGTAGCGACGTTCTGACGCTGACGGCATCGGCGACGATCAAGCCGGAACATTCGCTGGTGCTGGTCGACACGACGGGCGGATCGGTGGCAGTGACCCTGCCCCCGGCGCGCAAGTGCAAGGGCCGCTTCTACAGGTTCAAGAAGTTGGTGGCGGCCAATACCATGACGCTGGTCGGCAACGGCGCCGAAACCATCGACGGCGCGGCCACAGCGGCGATTTCCGCGCAATACGGCAATCACACGATCGCCTCCGACGGCAGCAATTGGCACACTTTCTAAGGACAGCCGATGGTTTCGACCTACTCCACTTCCAACAAGCTCGACAAGCCCGCCAAGGGCGATGATGTCGATACCTGGGCGACTACCGTTTGGGAGCCGTTTGTCGATAGCGTGGATGATGCTCTCGACGGCGTGATGTCCTATACCAACCTCACCGGCAACGACACGCTGACGACAACCGATGGCGTGGTGAACGAGGCCCGCAACCGGATCATCTGGGTCAAGGCGGCAGATGGCAATTACACCATCACGATCCCGGCCGTGCCCAAGTGGTATTTTGTCATTAATGACGACGCCAACAACACCGTCACACTCGATTCTGGCGGGGTCACGGTGGCGGTCGGCCCGAAGTGTCGCGCCATCCTGTTCTGTGATGGAACGGACGTTATTTCCATGCACACCAATGGCTGGAAATATGTTGGCAGCACTGCGGCCAATACCGGGACCGAGATAAGTGTCTCGCTGCCGTCCGGCCAGCACAACGAGTTCATGCTGATCGGTGAGGGCATTTCGCACAGTGCGGGGTCGTCATATTACCTGTTATTTGGCGACGGGTCGAACAACGCGGGGGAGTCTGGCCTTGCCCACGCGGCGGCGGCGACCGTTTCGTTCACCTGCCATATCCAGGCGGGAATGTGGAACGGCACAAGCCGCTATGCCCACTTCAACATTGCACAGAGCTCCTCTGCGATCACCGCTGGCGACTGGCTTAGCGGCACGGGCGAGGTCGCTGTGCTGAACTCAAAGAGTTTCAATGACACATTCCGCTTGGGATGGTGGAACGGCGTTGGAAGTGCGACTTTCGACGGTGCCGGAACGATCCTGCTGTTCGCGCGATGAAAATACCGCTTGAACTTCCGGCAGGGCTGTATGCGGACGATACGTCCTTCGCTGCGTCCGGCGTCTGGCGTTCGGGCAATTGGGTAAGGTTCGTTGACGGCAAGCCGGAGAGTAAAGGCGGTTATGTCAGGGCCAACGCGACCACGCTTTCCGGGGTCTGCCGGGGCGCGTTCGCATGGACCGACCATCAGGCAACACAAAATATAGCGTTCGGCACGCATACGAACCTCTACATCCTGAAAATGGGCACGGTGTCCGACATCACACCAACGGGGCTTGAGGACGGACTGGCAGACCAGGTTGCCCGCTACGGGTTTGGTGAAGGCGGGTTTGGTGAAGGCCCGTTCGGCGGCGGGCCGCTATTGCGCACCTTCCCCCGGACATGGACGTTTGACACCTTCGGCCAATGGCTGGTGGGATGCCCGCGCGGCAAGGGGATTTATTACTGGCAGAACGACCCCGGCACGGTTGCGGCTGCGGTAACGAATGCCCCCGCCAATGTGTTCTGCACCCTCGTGACGCCGCAAAGGCAACTGTTGGCCTTGGGCTGTTCGGAGGAATCCAGCGGCGACTTCAATCCGATGTGCATTCGCGGCAGCGATATTCAGGACATCACCGACTGGTCAACCGCAAGCGACAACAACGCATTTGAACACATCCTTGAAGGCGGAGGCGAGATTATCCGGGGCCTTGTGGTGGGCGATTATGTGGCGGTCTGGACAGATACCGGACTGCATCAAGGCACCTACATCGGACAGCCGGGGCAGACCTTCAAGTTTGAGCAGATCGCTTCCGATTGCGGGCTTGCCGCGCCGCACGCGGTAACAGAGCACAACGGCATCGCCTATTGGATGACGCCGGACCTGCAATTCTATTCGTGGTATCCCGGTTCGCTGCCGCAGCGCATCGAATGCCCGATCAGCGACGATATTGAAGACAACCTGACGCGGTTCCAGATCGCCAAGGTAACAGCAGCGCCGATCAGCCAGTTTGGCGAAATTGAATGGCATTTCCCGCATACCGGCAACGAAAACAGCAGCTATGTTTCGCTGTCGATCCGCGAGACATTGAAGGCGCAGACCCCGGTTTGGTCGAAGGGCACGATTGCCCGGACTTCCCTGCTGGATAGCGGGCCGCAGCAATACCCGGTGGGGGTCAGCCCCTCGGGCACGATCTACTGGCACGAGAATGGCAACGACGCGGACGGGACGGCGCTGTCGTGGAATGTCCAGTCGTCATCGATCTACCTGGACCAGGCAGAGGACCGCGCCTTGATCCGGGGGCTTTGGCCGGACTTCCGAGGGCAGCAGGGCAACGTGACCTTGACGATCTATTCGCGCGACTGGCCGCAATCGAGTGACGCCACCGAAACGACCGTGACGATCACGACATCGACAACCAAGAATGACTTCATGTGCGAGGGCCGTGCCTTCGCGTTCAAGTTCTCAGGCAGCGCGGACCCGTCCTTTGCGCGGTTCGGCAAGCCGCTGTTTGATGTGAAAAAGAGTGGGAAGTTCTGAATATCCCGCATGGCGCGAGCGGCTTGCGGAAGCCAACGACCCGACATTCTGGCCACTAGAGGAACTGGACCGGCTGCTTACCGCTGGCGAGGCGCAATTCTGGTGTGACGGCGAGACGGCGGCAGTGACCCGCATCGTCCGGTATCCGGGCGGCGCGCTGGCGCTTGAGACATTGGCGGTGACGGGAACGATGGACGCGCTCTGGAACAGCATCGTTCCGGCAGCCGAAGAATATGCACGAAGTATAGGCATCACGGAAATGCACGCAATGGGCCGGTTCGGTTGGGGCCGCGCGGCACAGAAACACGGATGGAAGCCCGAGATGGTCGTTATTACGAAGCGGATCGCCCATGACTAAGAAGACCACGAGGACGAACAGCAAGGAATCGGCTACCACAAAGCCGATTGTCCCTGACTGGATTCAGACCCCTGTTCAGAACAATATGGCCAATTACAATAACCTGTACGCGACGACATCGCCCGCCGATACCTATGCCGCGCCCAATGCGCTGCAACAGAGGGCTTATGGCTACAACGGCAACGCGGGCACTGGCTACACCTCGCAGGCGGCAAATACCCTTGGGCAGGTTTCGCGCTATGACGCGCCGCAGATCGGTTTCGGTGACAGCCCGACCTATAGCTATTCATCGCAGGGCGGGCGGTTGGTTGGAACCCCCAACCCGACGATCTCGCTTCCCAACGCAGCACAGGCACAATTCACGGCAGCACAGACG